TCCACCACAGTTTTGCCGACGAGTAGGGCGAGGCGGTGAAGGTGGGAGACGTTTTCCCGTGCGGCTTCCAGCCAGAGTCCGGCTTTGTCGCCCATGCTCTCAAGGATGTCGTCTGGAGTGGCTTCGCTGTTTTGCCAGAAGTCGAAAAAGCTCCCTTTGTGGATATTGACGCGGCTCTCAAGCTGCTCGTTGAGTTGCTGCAACAGTCTCTTGGCGACGACTTGCGAGGTGGGGATGGGGGTGTCTGGAATGTTGATGAAGTTCATGGTTAATCGCTCTCTCCTCTGAGGTATTGAATGGACACATAGATCACTCCCGTTCCCGAAAAGTTTGCTCCGTTGGCGGTGAGGATGACATCGGTGGCGGCGGTGAAACATTCGATGGTTCCATTTGTCCAGTCGCGGTTGTCGGTGGTGGTGCCGATGGTTGCGGTTGCTGCCACACCCCAGCGGTCAGCATCAGCGGCAGTGCCGATTTGGTAGCCTGTGACGCCACCTGTGAGTGCGGTGGTGACTTTGGTGGTGACGCCCATGACGACGGCTCCGTCTGGGATGAGTCCGGTGAGGGTAATGGTTGCGCCAGCCGTAGCAGTCTGGGAGATGCGGACTGTCGCCATTGCGAGGCGGTGATAGTCGGACGTGGACGTGTAAGTGTCGTAAACGCGCAGGGTGCTTGCTGCTGTCCCCTGCCTTAAGGCCAATGTTGCGGCCCCGTCTCGCCTAATTACCAGATCGGGTGTCCCTGTGGCAGCGGCTTCAAAGCCTAGAGCGCGGTCATTCGCCACGGTGTTTGCGCTCGCCCCCAAGAACATCGCTGTTTGCCCATCAGCTAAAAAAGATATGCGATTCGTTGAATAAAAACCCATCCCCGTGTTATTCGATAGACCAAAGGTTGTTACGGTTGACCCGAGCAAAGGCCCGACAAAGCCACCAGTTACATTGACTGCTGCCACTTCCGTCCCGCCGACCCTCCACCTATGAAGCCTGGAAGCTGCCGCAGAGTTGGTGTTTGTTATATTCGTATCGACACCGATAAATGTGTCTGCCGCATCATTCCATGTTGCGGTCAATGACAGACCTGTAGCTGGGTCAGTAATCGTCCCGAGTGCTATTGTTGTAGTTCCACCAAACGTGACATTGCCACCGCTTACTGTGCTGCCTGTGACTGCGCCAAACGCGGTGCCGCTGCTGCGGAATTGCAGTTCGCTGCCGCTGCCTGCGGGGTTGGTGGTGGCTGGGGCGGTGGAGGTCCAGGTGGTGCCGTTGCTGGTGAGGACGTTGCCGGTGGTGCCGGGGGCGACTTCGAGGGGGGCGCTGGTGCCGTTGCCGAGGAGGACGTTGTTGGCGGTGAGGGTGGTGGCTCCGGTGCCGCCGTTGGCTACGCCGAGGGTGCCGGTGATCTGGGTGGCGAGGTTGACGCCGCTAAGGGTGCCGCCGAGGGTGAGGTTGCCGGTGCTGGTGACGGTGCCGGTGAGAGTGAGGCCGTTGACGGTGCCGGTGCCGGTGACGCTGGTGACGGTGCCGCTGCCGCCGGTGGGGGTGGCCCAGGTGCCGTCTCCGCGCCAGAAGGTGGTGGCGCTGGCGGAGGTGCCGCTGTTCAAATTGGTGACGGGGAGGTTGCCGGTGACGTCGGTGGTGAGGTCGATGAGGTTCCGGGTGAGGACTTGGTTGGTGAGGGTGATGTAGTCGGGGGTGCCGGCTAGGGTGAGGTCTCCGGTGTTGGTGTTGGAGATGGTGGCGGCGGAGGAGACGGTAAGGTTGCCGCCTAGCGTCAAATTTCTTGTTCCATTCATTACATCAAAATTGATGGAATGATTTGTCGTTTGTTCGGCACCTTGGACAAATAGAAGGACCGTGTAGTCTGTGGCTTCGTCGTTGATGATTTTGAGGCCGGTTGGAGGAAAGGTGAGGCCGGTGGTGAGGGTGTCGCCGTCGGCGATGGCGCCGAGTTGGGCGGTGGTGAGGTTGCCGCTGCCGAGGAGGGAGTTGTTGTTGACGGTTTTGATGTTGGTGCCGGAGACGAGAGTTACCTGCGCCCCCGCCGCAGTCCTCAGTCCCGCCTCATCCGCCAACGTCAAAAGCCCCCGGCCAAAGCTGGTGGTGGACAGTGCCGCGATGCTCGTCAAATCGCTGTCCAATGGTTGATAGCTAGTCGCCGCCGTCGCAATCGTCAGATAATCCGTGATGGTCCCGTTCTGTGTCGCCAACGTCCCAAGTCCCAGCGTTGTCCTCATGGCCGAAGCATCCGCATCATCCAGCAAGCCGCGGGCCGCGCTCGTCAAACTGCTGACTTGTGGCGCTTTGGACGAGTCGAAGTAAAAAAGTGAATTCGCCGTGATCGTCGTCGTCCTTTGCTCGAAAGTGTCGTCAGACATCTGCAAGTCTGACATGACGCTTGTGATCGTCTGCCCAAGGCAGATCGAGGGAAGCAGTAGAAGCAAAGCGAAAATCTTCATGCAAGAGGAGCAGCACCCGCAAGGAGGCGCTGGTGAAAAATGGTTCCGTTGAAATCGTACTCGATGTAATTGCCAACCCGTGTGATGTCCGTGTTGGCTGGCAATCCCGCACCTGTCGCACCTGTCGCACCTGTCGGACCTTCCGGCCCAAGCCCAATGATCTCAATCGTGTGAATGATTGGATCAGGAGTGGTAAGGGTGATGGTGATGATGTCACTCATGGGCGGGGAGTGTAGATGTTGGTGACAGTGCAAACGCCGACAACGTGAGGCGGCATCCTCGTTCCGGCAGGGTCAGTGAATACCAAGTCCCAACCGTAGCGGCCCACCGTCAGAAGTGCCGTCTCTTCATCGGTTAAAACAATCGTTACCTCGCCATCGTCTGCATCCGTCACATCAGGGTCGAGGTCAAACGCAGCAGCGGAGCCGGGACTCGTCGCAGCCTTCCCTTCAACCGTCCAGCCCGTCAGATCGACAGGGTTGCCGTCCACATCCAAACAGCGAAAGACATAAGGACCGAGGGTGGTCCCCCGCCGAATATCAAGATCGCGTCTGGCGGGTTGGTAACTCATCCAAGGAGGGTCGAGGGTTGCCCGATTTGTTGTTTCATCCCGCCAAGCCCGCCCGTCTCACCCGCAAAGATCGTGTTCCGGCCTGCGTTGGTTCGCTGAGAAGCCTTTCGCCGCTGGTCCGTTGACGCCTCCAAAGCATCCGCCGAACTCGCAGAGGGAGGCGGCGGAGGAGGGGGAGCCGGTGGCGGAACCGAAAAAGTCGGCATCTCAATCGGCTCTTGGGAAGCCGCTAGCTGCTTCTGCAACAACTCCAGTTGCAGCTTTTCGGCCTTCTTCTGTTGGGCGCTTGGCCCTTTTGGTTTGCTTCCCATAAATGCGGCGGGTTAAGGACTCCGCAGAATAACGCCGAAGCTCCCCATTGTCACGCTGAAAAATCACCCAGGGGAGCGGAAAGGGGATGGAAGCCACTGCCGCCCGCAGATCGCCCGCGAGGTAGGTCACAAACCAAGCATCGCCCTCGACCTTCCCCATGATGAAAAACTCGGGCTTGGAAATGACGTAGCCGTTCAAGAAATGATCCGCCACGCATTCCGCGAAATGCTCGCCAAACCAGATGGAAGCTTGTTCTACGGGTTTCATTCAACAAGGTTTTCGGTCACTCGAAACGCATCGTAAAGGATGTTGGTTCCCACGCCCACCGCTGCCGCTTTCTCTCCACCCATTGCCAACGCCAGCGCCCACATAAGCGAGCGAGCGCCCTTCAATCCGCTTTCCAAGTCGCCCTCTTGGATGGCTTCGAGAACGTCAGCACCGCCACCGAGGGCGCGGTTGAGGGGTTGGGTTGGATCATTCGGGAAGTAGTGCCCGCCAAAGATGGGAGTCAAAGAGGCGTTCAAGGCCGAGCCGACGAGCGGGATTCCGGTGAGGGGGCCGAGTAACATCGCCTTGGCATAGTCACCCGCCCGCCAGTTGTCGGAGTCGAACAGTTCATCGTCGTCATCCTCCCGCGCATCGCGCCAAAGGTTTGTGATGGTTTGGATAGCGAGCGGGAAAACAACGTGGAGGAGAAGCAAGCGCGTTGCCCGTTCACCCTTCGACAGCCCCGACGATGGCGAGTAAGCCTCAAGAGCCATCGCTGCTTTTTGCCGCGCTTCACTGGCGAACATGAAAAGGAACTTGCCCGTTGGTTGAAGTCCCATCTCAAAAAGGGAGCGGTCCATCATCTCCGAGGGTTGCGCCGTCCTTGCAACTGTCGCCTCTGCTTCCCGTTCCGCTTCCGTTTTGGCTAGCGCGTCATTCATCCCGGCATCTTTCGCGGATTGCAGATGGTAGTCGTAAGCCATCGCGTAGCTCGCTGTCGTGAAAACAGCGTCAACCACGCCAATGATCTCCATGCCCTTCTGAACCAAGCCCGTGCCCCAGCTTGGTCGTTCCGCCATCATCGCCGCCATTGCTTGCCGGACTTCGGGGGAGTAACCGGCATCAAGCCGCCGCTGAATCACATCCGAGTTGTAGGCCGCTTTCAGATCCAGCCCGCCCGTGACCAGCTTCGCAAACTGCCGCGCAGCCGCCCCCGGTCCCATGTTGAGCAAGGAAGCAAGTGCCGCCGTGCTTTGCTTCATCAGCGTCCCCATGTTGTAGGCCAGCGCCAAGTAAGCTTGTGACGCCTGCCGCCTCCGAATGAACTCGTCAAATGCCGAGGAGGTCGAACGATTCTCAACCCCGTTCCGTTCAAACGCTCCAATCCAGTTTTGCCCCGCTTCCAGCAAGTCCTTTCCGCCTTTGGCCTTGATCGACTTCCGAACGTCCGCGTTGTTCATCACGCCGCGCAAGTCCCGCGCAAACTCGCCAAACGCCTTGAAATGTTCCGTGGCGTTGACATGGGACCAATAGACCGAAAGCGCATCCTCAAGCCGTGGCGCTGCTTTGTGCTTGCCGCGAGTCTTGAGCATCCCGGCCCGAAAGCCACCCTCAGAGAGCAAGCCTTGGCCGTAGGGGTCGATGTCCTGCCCCATCGCGTCCATCGCCTCGAACGTGCCAGGGGAGTAGTTCACCAGCCGGGGGAGATTCACGCCATACATCCGCGCATAGACTTCGTTCAGCGAGTCGTAGCCGTTGCGGTATTCACCCGCCAACCAATCACGGATTGCCTTTGCTTCCGGCGTGAGTTGGTTCTCAATCTCCTCCAGAACTTCCGCCGTCCACCCGTGGCCCGCCATGTTCTCGGTGTATCCCGGTTGACGGGCAAGCATTGTGATGTTCACCGCCTGAAGCTGAGAAAGCCGCGTCGGTGTTGCCGTGCCCGCTATCGGGACTTCAAAGGAAAGGTTCTCTTTCCTCCGATTCGCTGGCAGGCTGTCATTCTCCGCCCACGCATCCGCCAGCTTGTCCAGCTTGAGCGCATCCAACCCGAACGCCTTTGCGCTCGCCTTGCCCTCGATGATGCGTTGCACTGCTTCGACTGCTACGGTGCGCGTTTCAGTCCGCGCCCCTTCCATCTTCACCACCTGGACGCCGCCAATCTGTGACAGGTTCCAAAGCTTGTCTTGCCACTCCCGTTGTTTCGTCGTGCCGAAGATGCCGGACATGGTAGCCTTGAACGCCGCCCGCTTTGCCCGAAGTGCGTCAGTCTTGGAAGTCGTCGCCGCCCGCGCCTGCCGGACCACATCACGCGCCAACTTGGAACCGCGCCCGAGGATGGAGGTCATCACTTGCTCGAAGCTCAACCACGAAAGCGCCACGCCTGCCGCTCGTTTGGTGATCGTCCTCGCCTCTTCAAGCGCCTTCTGTTGTTCAGCGTCCAGCCCTTGCAAACCGATCTCTTCCCGCGCTTTCTGGCGCTGTGTTCGCGTTTGCTCCTCCCGTTGCTCAATGACCGCCCGCCACCGGTTGCGCCCCGTGTCGTAGGTGTCAGAGAGCCAAGCCGCCGCCGCCTCAAGTTCCGCGCTGGTCCGCTCGTCCAAATCCCCGAACAGGTCAAGAAGCTGCTCGCGCTCGAACAGGTCAGCCACCTTCGCGGGGTCTGTCTCTTTGGTCATCCGGTCCGTAATCGCCGCCCGTTCCGCCGCCACACCCGCTTCATCCAACGCCGAAAACGTGCGAGCCAGATCAACCAGGGCTTGAGTCTGCGCCCCAAGCTTGCCCTTTGGCTTCTCTCCAGCCTTGCCTTTCTTGGGCTTGGCCTTCTCGAAAGTGTCTTCGATCTTCGTCCGGTAAAACTTCTTCGCCTCCTTCTCAACCACCTGATCCAGCAAGTCCAACCGCTTCACAATCTCAGCCTCCCGCGCCTTGTCGGTGCCGAGTGACGCGAGCTTCACGAACCCACCCACACGCCCGCGAATCTCGGGAGGGAAAGCTGAGAGGATGGCGTCAAGCGTGCGGAGTGCGGCCATCTGCCTTTCCTTGGGAGTCGGCTGTTTCTTCTTCTCACCTTCCAGCCATCGTTCCGCAAACGTCCGCGCCTCCGACCTTGCCGCCTGCCTGTCCACCACGGGCAAAGCCTCTTGCTTCTTGGTCGTATCGGCCCCGAAGTTCTCCCGCAAGAGACGGTCATACTCGAAGCCTTCACGGGCCTTCATCTCCCGGTTCCACTGCTCTTGCGTCTTATCCACCGTGCGGCCCGCAATGGCGTCCATTTGGTCACGAATGCCCGCCAACTTCTGCCGCGCCACCCCATAGAACGCCTCCCGAAACTCCGGCTTTTTCATCCGCGAGGCTAGGACGGTATCGGCTACGGAGGCGAGGGAGCGGGGGGCGAGTGAAAAAGCGTTGACAGATTCGCGCCCCTGTGATTCATCTACACCAGCGCCTTCGGGCTGCTGTGAGTCTCTGACCGTTACGCGGCCACGCTCACTTTCAAGCTTTGCGCTTGATTCCAAAACGCCGCCTTGGGAAACTGGGGCGGCGTTTTTTATGGCGTCTCTTTGTTCTTCCCAAATACCTTGAACGGCCTCCGTGACTTGCTCCTCCGCCATCGCCAAAACTCTCTTGATGAATGACGCTTCCTTTTCGCCTTTTGCCTTTATGGTTCTCAGGTCGATTGAGTAAAAGCGCGGCGCTCTGTCTGAAACTTGATCGTGATCGGAAATTCTGATTTGAACTAAAGCCGTTCCACCATTTTCCATCGTCGCTTTAACGAAGGGATATTCTGACCGAGAAATGCCGCTCGATTCACCCCGCACAAGCTCCAGTTTCTTGACGCCTGGAAACGCGCCCTCTCCTCGAAAAATGATAAATTCCCGAATGTCAGCGCCGACCTTTTTCCCAAAAATAGCATCCCTCAAGCTTCCTCGAATTTCGTCGTATGCGGGAATGACTTTTTGCCAGTATTGCTTTTCCAATGCGGGGCGAAGAAGATAAATGGCATTTCTCATGCCCTCGTTCGTCTCGTCGCCTTGAACGAAAACTTCATTCGTAATTCGCTCAGCCGCTGGAGCGAGTAAAGGAAATAGCTTTTCAACATCAAAGCCAGCATCCTTGACCGCTTGTACCATCTCAGATTGCCTCATGTCTGGATCAATCGGCAAGGATAAAACTGTTTGATAATCCGCATCGCTCAAAGATGCCATTCCAGCAGGAGAAAGCGAAAACGGCGCATTGTCAACCTCCCCCGCCATCGTCACCGCCTCTTGTGCTGCCGCCGCCTCAAACCGCTGTTGTGGTTCCGCCCCCAAAAGATCATCAAGGAACGAATCGAAATCCTCCCCCAGCTTGCCCTCTGCCCGCGCTTTCTTAAGCTTCTTCGCATTGCTGAGAACCACGCCCCAAAAGCTTTTCCAAGACTTCAACCACGCCGCGAACTGACCCGCCGCTTTCGCATCCTTCCGCCCGCTCAAAGCGAACGCCGACACGCCGCGAGAAATCACACCCGCCGTAAAATGCTGCTTGCCGTCCTTTCGCCGTCCCACAAGGTCAGCCGAGCCAAGCTCTGCGATTGCTTCGTCAAGCTGTGCGGGAGTCACTTCGGCATCGTTTGAGGTGGGGAGGAATTGCACGCCCGTTGCCCTCTCAGCCATCCGCACCCATTGAACGCCCATTGCTTGCGTGTATCGCCCCGATCTCAAGCCCTCGTTCCATCGCCCGTGAATCCCCTCGTGCATGACGGTGATGAGGTTGCCGCCACCCATCACGCGGGAAACCGCCGTTCTCACGCCGTCGATCATTTCCGCCTTGTTGTTGCCGAGAACCCAAAGAGCTTCCGCCTTTGCCTCTTCCGGTGTGAGACCGTGCATTTGCGCGTAAGTCTCCACGCCCGCTTGCGCCTGTTCTGGAGTGACAACGCCCTCCTCGACCAGCCCTTGCACCGTTGCGCCCTCCCTCCGAATCTCCACCGCTTCACCCTGATTGCCGCCCAGGTTCAAGAACTCATCCGCCGTTTGCGCCATCGCCTCCGCGCTCTTCCGTTCCAAGTCGTTCAGTGACTCATAGGCCATGCTCACCGCCTCATCACGGGAGCCGACACGAACGATTGAACCCGTCTCGACATCCTGCACGGTCCAGCCTTGCGCGTCCCGGCGAATGCGCGGAATCATCCGCATTCTCTCCGCCTGCTCGACTGCCGCCGCTGCTTCCACCGTTTCGCGCTTGTCCCTCTCCAGCGCTGCCCGCGCCCGTTCTGCGATCTGCGCCGTTGGAGTCGCTACCCATTTTTCCTGAATGAGCGCCTGCCGCTTCGCTGGGTCAGCTTCCGATTCAATCGCTACCGCGTCCTCTTCCGAAAACACCGTCCGCAAAAGCTTTCTGTTTTGAGTGACAGCTTCCACAATAGCCATGTCGCGGGAGGTTGATAAGCCCGCGCCAATCATACCCAAGGGCAGCACGGAAAGCAGAAGCGGCATAAACCGATCTGCTTCCATGAAATGCCCCATTACGTCCTTGAGCTTTTGGCCTTCCGGTCTATCGGGCACAGCGTCAAAAATGGCCGCGCTCAGTTCCTGAATGAATGGTGATGTCGCCTCTTGAATGACTTCTTCGGTCACTTCAATCCCGCCCCGAACGCCGGAACGGATCAAGAATTGAGCCGCCCAAGATGAGCCAGGTTTGACACCAAACTTTGCCATCACACCCACAACGCCAGGGATCTTCATTGCCAACTCAGACGCACCCTCAACTGCGCCTTGAAACAACCCAGACGCCACCGCCGCCGTTTCCGCTCCCGCCCCAGTCCATCCCGCTTGCCGAAAGTCTCGGTATGCGTCAGGCATGAAACTTGCCGACGCTACCAAGGCACCTCCAGGCACCGCATAAGAGGCCATCAAAGGCACCGACCCTGAAACCTGATAGGCTGCATCCTCCGCCCATTTCGCCCACCCTTCCCGCGTGGACTTCACGGGATCAATCACGCCGCTCATCAAGTCCCGCAAATCCGCATCCACATCCAAGCCCGCTCGAATCTCAGTCGCCAACGCCGGACCATCTGGCGCGTTTGTGATACCCATGTCAGCCAACCGTGCCGAACCGATGGCGGGAGCGTTCACCGCTCCTTCCATGATGTTTTCAACGCCACGGGCGAGACTTTCACCCATGCCCTGCATGATGCCCTTTCCCTCTTTGGCCGAGCCTTCGCCCATCGCCTTCATTGCTGCCAAAATGAGGTTGTATTTCTTGGGGTCTTCCGCCTTCACCCGAATCAAATCCCGCCGCGCCTCATTCATCCAGGCGTCTTGTTCTGCCGCCACGCCCGTTTCATCGCGCATCGCCCGCACCCCCCGCCGAGCAATCGCCATCCCATCTTGACCGAGTGCCGCTAAAGTTTCCTCCCTCGCTTGTTTCCAAGCCTGCCGCGCCTTGTCGCCAAACGCCTCTTCGTTGTCCTGTCCCACCTGCCACGCCGCAAAGTCCGCCAAGTCATCACCGCCTTTTAAGACCGAGGATAAAGCCGCATCCGCCGCGTCGTTGAATAGCTCGATTTTGGCAAGGTTGTTTTGTGATCGGCTTTGAAGCAGGTTGTAAAACTCGTTTGAGTCCTTAACACCTTCCGGCTTACCAAACCCCACCTTGGCATCTGCCGCGAACGCTGGCATATACCACGACTCAAAGCGCCGGGATACGTCCTCGATGTCGGCCCCCGTTGCCGCGCTCACATGAGCCACCGCCGCAAACCGTTGTTGTGCCGCTGCCCGATCCGGCTCAAAGCGAAAAACAGAGTCGAGTTGTTGCCTCTTGGCAGGGTCCAACGACTTTTCCCAGGCGTCCCAATCGGACACCATCATGTTTGCTTCTTGGAGTGTGGGCATGATTATTCAAAAGCTGCTGCTTCCTTGGCTCTACGAGCGACGAGGCCAGGAAGGACTTTTCCGCCCGCCTTGCGCCACTCCTTCATAATGGGGGCATATCGGGTCGTGTCCGCGCCCCCGCGCTCAAAGACACGATGCACCGCCCCAGTGTTGAAGTCGAAAGAGATAAGCGCCGAACGCTGCGCCTCTGTGAGCTTGACGCCGTTCTCTGCTGCCAATGAATCCACCCTTGAAACGTGGCCTTGCAACTCGTCACGCAAACGAGCGTCCGCCTCCGGTTCCGTCAACACCTCGCCATCAAATCGCGCCCGTGTTCCGTAGCCAACTGAGGTCTGCTTGTAATCGCCATAGGCTTCAGGAATGAAGGACTCGAAGTCTTTAATCATCGACACCGTAGGCTCGTCAATCGCCCCTGGAGTTGCCGGAGTCGCGGGAGTTGTTGCCTTGGCTGGTTTCACCTCGCTCGTCTTGAACAGGTTCGCCGCGCCCACCCCTTGAATCACCGCCCGCGACTTATCGCCCACCCATTGCCGCGCCTCCACGTCAGAAGGAGGAGCGCCACGCTTGGCCGTCTCGCTGTCATACCAGTTATCAAAACCCTCCTCAAGAACAGCACGATTGAACTCCGCCCACTGTTGCTGCATCGGGTCAGCCACCATGTCACCGCTCGCATCCGCTGCCTTCTGGTAAAGGTCGTATTCCCACGCCGTCAGCCCGCTTTCTCCGCGTTCCTTACGGGCCAATGATTGATCTCGGAAAAGCTTCAATGCTTTTGCCTTGTCGGGAATAACCTTTTCATTTGCCTTTCCAAACATACCTTTTTTATCTGTCCCGCCTTCGATCAAAAGCTTGATTCCTTGCGCTTGATCCACAGGAACTCCCCACGCCTCCAGCTTGGCCGGATCACGCAACGCACCTTCCAAATCATCATCCCACACCCGCGACTTGCCAACCTCCTTGAACATCTCGCCAATCTGCCCCTTCGCCGCCCGCCGCACCGCTTCCAATGGCTTCAACTTCGGGTCAGCGTTGACCTTGGCCGCACGTTCCAACCGTGCCGAGTAAAGCTCACGCTGGCGTTGGTTGAGGCCGAGGAGGTCGGACTTCTTTTGAAGCTCGTAAGTTTTCAGCCCATCGGGGTCAGAATCAGGATCATAAACGTCCACCTCTTTATTGAGAAAGTCCATAAACTCACCCGTCATCGCGCCCACCTCAGACTTCAAGGCCACCCGCAGCCGCGCCCCGGTCTGCTTGTCAATCCTGCCCTCGCTCACCCAAGAGTCCACCTGTTCAGGAACAAACACCTCGCCTTGTGCCTTCTTCATCATCACCTCACCCAAAAAATCAGACTCCTCTTGAGCCGCATTGACGCGCCGTGTTTGCTCGATGCCTTCCATACCCTTCAGCCTTTTCGCTTCTGCATAGTCCTTATCCCAGCCCAGCGCCGTCTTGCCCTCGTTGATCGTCTGATTGAGAAGTTCCTCATTGGCACTTTGAACCGCGATCTCATAGCGCCCGCTGATTCCTTCCGCCGTCCTTGCCTTTTGCTTCTCTTGCCCCTCGTAAAGCAAAGCATCCCGATCTGTTTCGTGCAGGTAGCCGCCCGCCACGCCCTCATCCAGTGCCGCCTTGCCGCCCTCAAAGTTGTTCGAGTCAAAGGCCCGACGCGCCCGCCCCACATAGCTTTCCTTCGCCAGTCCAAACACCGCTTTAGTCCCTTGAACCTCGACATTGCCCACGAATCGACCCGCCCAGCTTTTGCCCATCAGTGCCAAATCATCCTTGGCTGATCGACTCAACTCCTTCATTTCCAAGAAAGGTTTCATCAGGCCGTCAGCCCTCGTTCTTGCTTCTTCCGCCCAGGATTCGGGAGCGTTGGGGTTTGCCGCCTGCCACTGTTGAAACTCAATCGCCGCCTGATCCATCGCCGCTTGAGCGGAATTGACAAGCCGCCTGTCTGTCGCCTCCTGCCGCTTCTGCGCCATCGCCCCCATCACACTCCCCGCCCGCATCACCGCATCCCCTACCGCCCCCAGCCCCCGCAAAGAATAGTCATTGCCATCAAGCGGCATCTGCCCTGCCCGACCCAGCGCCCCCACCGCCGCAATCTCCCGGCTACTGTCCACCGTAGGACGGCGCTCACGGTCAAGCACAGGCGCGGGAGCGGCATCGAGAGGGCCGGGAGCTTGGAGGCGTGGAATGATTGGCATAGTCTAAGAGGTTCCGAAACGATAAGCCGCATCACCCGCCCCACTGAAAAGCGTAGCGCCAGCCGCCCAAGCACCCTGTTCCCGCGCAAACGCCCCGCCTTGCCGCGTGATTTGAGAGGCCCGCATATTGCCGCGGTATTCAGCACCCGCAGCCGCTTGTTGAAGTGATGCAGCCGCCACGCCTGAGTTGCGATCAAGAGTTGCGCCAGCCAGCGCCAGCCGCCCGCCCAGGCGTTCCATTTCCGCCTCCCTGAAGATCGTTCGCCGCTGAAGCTCCATCCCGTAAAACTGCTCTTCTTGGTCCTGCTGGATGGTTGCCGCTGTCTCAGCCAGCACATCAAGCGGGGTGCCGGTGGATTCAACCAGACCAGAGGCCGCGATGTTTGCCCGTTGCGTCCCTTGAAACCGGCTCATCTCTTCCCGGCGCTTGCGGAGGTTGACGCGATTGATACGATCCTGCCCAAGCTGGCCGTTCTCGATGCTCTTCGCGTTGTTCATCCGCGCCTGAGACTCAGCCGAACGAAGCATGAAATTCGCTTCCGCATCACGCTTGGCAAGGTTCGCCTGCGTCTGCATGGCGATCAACTGTGTCTTGGCGTTGCGCTCCATCTGGGAAGCGTTCATATCCGCCATGATTTGCTGATTCTTGCCCGACTGATAGGAAGAATAAGCACCGACGCCCGCGCCGATCACCGTTAAAACGAGAGCAGTCTCAAGCATTGGAAACCTCCCTCGTTGAAACCACCATTTGCACCAGCCCGCTTTGAGTCTCCGTAAAGCCCATACCCAGCGCCTTCCGCGCCAAGCAAGGGAACGTGTGACACACCAGCATCCCGTAATCATGCGCCTCTGCGATCTTCTTCACCGCCTCCACCAGAAACGCCACGCCCGCAACGATCACGCTAGGAGACTCCCAAGGCCGAGAGAACAGCCCCTCAAGGAAGGCCACGCCCACCCCCAGCGAGAGGTAAAGCTTGCAGAACACCAGCGGCCCCTTGTCGTCCTCCACCATGAACGCAGTAGGGGGAACGGTGCGAGGGTCGAAGGTTGCCCGACCATGCGCCATCGCCCACTTTTCAATCAGCGGGTAATCGTCAGGGGTTGCGTCTCGAATGGTCATAATCAATCGCCAAACACGTCCATTTTTAGCACAAGACCCGCCAGCGTGAAAGGCAAAGGTTTGGAGTCCTTAACGCAAACATTCATATCTTCCATCGTGCGGGAGGTGATGGCCGTTTCCACCATGCCCGTGAACAATCCTGACCCGTGCCGGTAGGGGAGCGTTTCAAACACACCGTCCAGGCCGTCAGCCACCTGTCCCGACCTCGAATCAATCACCCGCGCCCCGACCCGTGAAACCTTCAGCGTCCGCGCTTGGCTGGTGCCGTCTTGCATTGGGACATCCATCCGCATTGGCTGGAGAGTCGCTGTGTAGGGTAGGCCAACAATGACATTTGTTGCCGACGCGGTGAGAGTGAGAACCCCAGCCTCCGACACCACCGCCTCAAACGGCACACCATCCGCCAGCCCGACCACTGTCCGACCCTGCAAGTGAGCCACAGTAAAGGTTGTGTTGGGTCCAGTCAGACGGATAGCCGAGTCACAGAACAGCATGGTTTCCCACTCCGTCATGTCCCGCTCCATCGCCACAGGGTCCAGGCGTTCGATGTTCCGCGCCCCGTTCCGCTCCACCTCCAACCAGACTTCATCAGCGCCCGATCCGTAGATGATCGCAACGGATTCAACGATGCCGTCTGTCTCGTGGACGTGCCAACCAAACACGTTCTGTTCCGTCTCGTAGGTCATGCCGATAAGTTTGCCCTCCTCAGTCACCGCCCAGAGGATGCTTGTAGGGTTCGACATGAACGCCACTTGCCTGATTCCAGTGCCGGTGACGTGGGAGGCCAGAACAGTCAAATCAGCCACCGCCCAAGTGTCCGAGTCAGACCGAGGCGAAACCCGCCGCACCTTCTTCCCGCCCCGCTGAATCCACACCACCGACTCATTAACGAGTAAGGCCGGAAGGTAGGCGCTCCCAAAAGCGGACTGGCGCTTGAATACCGCGTCAGCCGCCGTGATGATTGGCCCCTCAGAAGTGACAAGCCACTCGTCACCCGCTGTTCCCATCAGCATATCCTTACCCTGAGAAGCCAGCCAGTGAATCGGGTGAGACTGGCCGCTGTGACCCGTGAAGCTCACCCCGCCATCGTCAAAGGTGGAACGCCTGAAGTTCTCGATGTCGTTAATGACGCTGCCCCACAGCCGGGAAGGTTGTTTCTTGGTGCCACCCCACCAGACCCGCGCCCCGTGTGCCACCACCGAACGAGGATAACCCTGATAGGCAGAGAACGCGCCCTCAGTCCAGAGGGCTGTTGGAGTCGTCGCGTGAACCGTCTGCACAATGTCGCAGACTGCGACGGTTGAACTAGTGATGCTCTTGATCTTCACCACGCCATACACTCGCGCATCCGCAGCTTCCAAAATGAATCGCGCAAGCGGGGTGCCGCTGCTTGTGCCGCCTGAGACAAGCCGAATCCGCAAGTTGGCCTCTTGATCCTCTGTCCCGTTGGCGATAATGTTCCGATCCTTGTCGCCAACCCAAGTCCGAATCACCTCCCAGCTTCCGTCTGGCCGCTCCCGCTCAAGGTGGACCGTTGATGTCCAGGTGCCATACGAGAACAAATCCCAGCTTCCGACCATGCGAACTTCACCACTCAACCTGTCACTACCCCACGATGAAATCGCCTTCACCTCCGCGTAAGCCGTGTCTCTTCGGTGAGCCAGTTGCCAGTAGCTCCCCACATGGCCTTCCTCAAACTTCGCCACAGAACAGGTGAGGTTCTTACCTGTCCCGGTGGTGTCGGACACTTCCAAGGTGACATCACTGCTTGCCGGATATTCCAGCCGGTTAATGCTCACCGTCGCATTAGGCCAAGCGTTGCCAGCCCAGAGGATGCGAGTCAGCTTTGCAGAGCCAGAAACTGCCGCGGGACTCACGGTGGTGAACTTCCCCGGCGTCAAAGTCAACGCCCCACCAGACACATCAGACCAACTCCCACTGATAAACTGCTGAATCTTCCCGCTAACGCCAGCAGGGACAGTTGTTGAGTTGGTCCCATCCACCTTGACGTTCCAGTCACCGATTGGAACACTGACGCTTGCCTTTGACACAGGCTGGGTCAATCCAAGGTCCACGGTGATGTGTGGCGATGGAGCGGGAAGAGGAAAGGCTGGAATCGGTGGACGAAGGACAGCTGATCCCGTCACACCGCTTCTTTGAGCGGTGACATTGATGCGATGCACTCCACTGGTTACCAACGTGAACACTGGCGAAACGTAGGTGGCAGCAGATCCAGTCCGAGTGTTGACGGTTGTCCACGCTGAACCTGTCCACCTCTCAAGAACTACTGTGTTTGTTCCAGTCCCACCGCTCCATGACACTTGGAAGGTGTCACCCGTGTAGGCTTGAGCCTCCTCCCAAATCTCACCCTTCACTTGCAGTAATTGAATCTCACTTGGAGGGATTGCTAAACCGGTGCGAAAATACTCATCAAGGAGCGGAGGATACAACCAAGGCACTTCCTCCAGCTTCCAGTTGGTGTCAGTCACCCGTGTGAGTTTGCGAGGCGGGTGATTGGCATGGGCCAAATAGACAACATCGTTGATCTGTGTTGTCTGCACCTCCTCAGTTTCATCGGCGGTGTAGGGCCATGCAACAGGAGCATCCAGTGTTACCAGCGCCCCGTTGCTCCACACCCGCAGCCCCACAGGGTTTGCCTCCAACATGAAGGTGGTGGTGGTCGAGAAGTTGAACGGGATCAAGTGTGACCTCACCGCTGCATCAGCATTTGACCCGATGAACCCCATCCCTGGACGTTTGCTAGCTGGACCGTGAACATCCAACATGAAGTTGCGAAGCTTCCGGCAACCCGTCGCCACCTTCTCCACGCCGAAGCGTTGCCCCATCGACTCGGACAGTTCGCCCGCGTTGAATGACTGAAGGTGAAGCTTAATTTGTGACATGGTAGCCGCGCCCTAATCGTGCTTGAATGGCGAGGCTATTCATGGGCCGCAGCCCCTTACGCCGACGCGCCTCGTTTGCATCGACCCGACGAGCCAAGGGAGCCGTCACCCGCTCGTATTGCGCCAGCAGTTGCTCAGTCTTGCTTGTCGAACCCCGAATGACTTCGGAGAGTTTGACCGCCAGCTTGAGAACCAGTGCTTGAACAAAGATCGGGTCAAAGTCTGCCACATCATCCGGCGCGGCCAGATAGACCAACCGGCATTCCTCGTCATTGGTCAGCAGCTTCCGGCCCTCGATCAACCACGGGTTTGTCCCGTCCCCGTCCTCGCTGTCGTTGACCTCAAGCACCCGAAGGCAATCGGTGGGGAGTGTGTATTGGTAGGTCCAGCCAAACGCAGGGAGGAGCCGGTAAGTGCCAACGGTGGTGGAGGCCGAGTAAGCCGATCCGTCCAACTTGAACACGCTCGAACTGGTGACAGTGATCGTCCACACCCCGTCAGAGGTCGTGCTTCCGTCGATCTCCACACGGTCCCCCGTCGTCAGGCCGTGACCGGCTTTAGTCACTGCCACCAGTCCAGACGAATCCGCAACGCTGGTGATGGTGACAAGGTTCAGGCTGAGAGCGGCCCGCTTGCTGGCGAAGTTCCAGCGGTGGCTTCTCAGCACCTCATCCCGTGTCGGCTCCCACATGGAAGAGCAGGCGCGGGAGGCGGTGGTGTCGTCCGTCAAACTCAGAACCGAAGCCTCGCCCAAGTGAGCGAGTGCCAGATTGCAGAG